CTAAATCTCCTTTAGGTCAATTAAGCGATCCTGTAGAAATTATAAATCAATTTGTTCAAAAAGCACCAAATGAAATTGTTTCTTTGCAAATTAACGAAGAGCAATATATTACAAATAATGCTTCAGGTTTAAAGAATAGACTTCTTTTAAGTTGGGTTCCAGATAACACAGGGGTTTTGGCTTATTATTATTTGGTTGAATATAAAAGACATAGCGACTCTATTTATCAGACAGTAGGCACAACTAATAATTCAGAAATATCTATTCCTGATGTAAAAGCAGATGATTTTGATTTTAGAATAACACCGTATAGTGTTTACAACTATGTAGGAGATGCTTTTGAAGTTCGACAAACAATTATTGGATTTTCTGCTGCCCCTGCAAGCCCAACAGGTTTTACAGGTAATATTAACGAAGGTCAAATTAATTTAACATGGGACGCACCTACAGAATTAGATGTTCTTTATGGTGGTCATTCTGAAATTAAATTTCATTTAGCAACTGATGGAACTGCTACTTGGGATACTGCTTCAACAGTCGTTTCTTCTTTGTCAGGTAATACAACTAATAAAACTGTTCCTACTTTAACAGGAACTTTCTTTATACGCTTTTATGATGCTGGTAACCGTTTTTCAGCAACACCTGCACAATTTATTAGTACCTTTGTTGATGAATCCTTTAACTTTATTCAAGAATATGACCAAGACGCAATAAATTATAGTGGTGCTAAGACAAATTGTACTTATAACTCATCTACTAGTACATTAGATTTAGATGCCAATCAAGAATTAATGGTTTATGAATTTAATTCAGTAGTAGACTTAAATGAAATTGTAACTGTACGAGTAACTCCAGATCTTAAGATGTTAGTTACAGTTGCTGGCGTTAATGTTGCAGACTACGTTAATGTTGCAACAGAACCTCGCTTTTTTGGCCCTTATGCAGACGCTACTGCTAGAATTTATATTGCCACTACAGATGATGACCCTAATGGGACACCAACATGGAGTGATTGGAAGTTCTTGTTAGTCAGTAGTTATAAAGCAAGAGCTATGAAGTTTAAACTAGAAATTAGGACTAAGGATACTAATACAGCAGTTTCTGTCACAGATCTAAACGTTACAATAGATAAGAAAGACGTTATTAAAACAGGCACAAGCACAAGCAGTACTTCCGCAGATACAACTGTAACTTATCCTACGGCGTTTTATGCTGGTCTTTCAGGAACAAATGCGCCAAGGGTCGGTATACAAACTGTTGGCGGTGTAGCAGGAGATCAAGTTGTAATATCGTCTCGTGATCATACAGGGTTTGTTTACTCTATTTATAACAGCGGTTCTAGGGTGCAAAGGACAATAGATTACCAAGCAATTGGTCAATAAAGGAGAAAATTATGTCAACAGCGAGTTTAGTTATTGACGCCAACCAAAGTGGAATCGATTACACAGCTGATTTAAATGCAGGTTTAGCTGCAATTAACACTTGTCATTCAGGTTCTTCAGCCCCTACTACAGAAGTTGTTGCAGGTAAACTTTGGTTAGACACAAGCGGGACAAATCCTGTTTTAAAAATTTATAGAAGTGGTTGGAAATCATTATTTACGTTAAATTCAACGAGTGTTTCTACAAGTGTTTCTGCATTAACTGCAGCTAGTGTTAGTATTTCGGGTACATCTACTTTTACAGGACTCATTACTGCAAATGGAGGCATTTCTGGTACAACTGGCACATTCTCAGGAAATATAAGTGTAGGTGGTGTAACAGGAAATTTAAGTGTAACGGGAGATGTTACAGCGGTAGATGGTACATTTTCAGGTCAAGTTTCAGCAGTTGATTTTGATTCAACATCAGATAGACGTTTAAAGACAAACATTAATAATATCGAAAATGCCTTAGATAAAGTAAAGGCACTTCAGGGTGTATCATTTAAAATGAACAATCAAGATAAAATCGGTCTTATTGCTCAAGATACACAAGAGGTTATTCCTGAAGTTGTTAATGAAAACAAAGAGGGCTATTTATCAGTATCTTACGGAAACATTGTAGGATTACTTATTGAAGCTATTAAAGAGCAACAAGTTAAGATAGAAAGCCTAGAGAAAAAGTTAGGAGAATAACATGGCAAGAACAATAATTGATGACTGGAAAATTATTCCACGATTAATGATGCTTGCAGTAACTATTTTAACTTATCAAGCCGTACATTGGTTTATGGCTTTACCTGACCCCAGTAACGCACAGGCAGGGCTAGTCTCTGTCTGTATGGGTGCCTTAACAGGTTGTTTTGGCATTTGGATGGGAAAGGAAGTTAATAAATGATACAAGCTTTAATAGGACCATTAACAAGTTTAGCGGGGACATGGTTAAATGGAAAGGTTGAAACAAAAGCTGCGGAAACTAAAGCAAAAGTTGCTAAGTCTGAAGCTGAAGCACAGATTATGCTCTCTAGGGCAACTAGTGAAGCAGACTGGGAAAAGATTATGGCAGAAGGGTCGCAGTCTTCTTGGAAAGACGAGTGGCTAACAATTCTGTTTAGTATTCCCCTTGTGTTAGTTTTTACTGGAGATTGGGGAAGAGAAGTTGTAGCAAATGGTTTTGCTGCACTAGAAATAATGCCAGACTGGTATCAATACACTTTAGGTGTTATTGTAGCAGCTAGCTTTGGTGTAAGATCCGCAACAAGATTATTTGGGAAGAAGTAATGAGTTTTAAATTATCAAATCGTAGTTTAGGAAAATTAGAAGGTGTTGATGAAAACTTAGTAGCAGTTGTAAAACGAGCTATTGAGTTAACTAAAGTAGACTTCGGAGTTGTTTATGGACTTCGTACTGTTGAAGAGCAAGAAAAGCTTGTCGCAGCAGGTAAGTCTCAGACAATGAAGTCAAAACACCTAGAAGGCCGTGCAGTAGACCTTATGGCTTATGTAGATGGGAAAGGTTGTTGGGAACTAAATGTTTACGATGATCTTTGTGACGCTATGAAAGCAGCTGCAGAAGAACTAGGTGTAGCTATTAAATGGGGTGCTGCTTGGTCAGAGGGCGATATCCGTTCTTATCCAGGAACAGCAGAAGACGCTATGATGAAATACATTGATTTACGCCGATCACAGGGGCGTAGACCTTTCATAGATGGACCTCATTTTGAACTAATGTAAATAGCTGACGTTTAAGAATAAAGAGACAGGAAAAAACACTCAAGTTTACCTGAAAGTCTCTAAGGGGGGTGGGTGCGCTCACCCCTTACTTAATACCTGACGTTTAAGAATAAACTAGGGGTATTTTAATATATTTTAAGTATATAAGTATATTATTTATTTTAATTATATTAATAACCAATAAGAGGTCGTTATGGCTAAAAAGAAAGACTCACGCTTAGAACGTGCAGGAGTATCTGGTTATAATAAGCCTAAACGTACTCCAAACCACCCTACTAAGTCACATATTGTTGTGGCTAAAGTTGGTGATAAAGTAAAAACAATTCGCTTTGGTGCTCAAGGTGCTGTTGGTTCTCCTAAGAAAGAAGGTGAATCTGCTAAGTACAAAGCCCGTAGATTAGCTTGGAAAGCTCGTCATGCTACCAATATTGCTAAAGGTAAAATGAGTGCTGCTTATTGGGCAGATAAGGTGAAGTGGTAATGCCAGTACAAAAAGTTAAAGGCGGCTATCGTTGGGGAAAGACTGGTAAAGTTTATAAAACCAAAAAAGAAGCCGAAAAACAAGCCAAAGCTATTTATGCCTCTGGCTATAAAAAGAATAAGAGGAAACGGTAATGGCTCAATTAACGAAACCAACAAAGAATATTAAAAAGTCGGTAGCTGATCCTAGTGATAGTTATCAGTCTTTAAAACCTATGTGGAAAAAGTCTCGTGCTGTACTACAAGGACAAGAAAATGTTAAGGCACATGATGAATATCTAATGCATGATTATTCTAATGTACTTATTCCTTTCTCACCTAGTATGACACAACGTCAGTATGACTTTTATCGTTCAGAAGCAGAACTTCCAGGTTTAACTGCACAGTATTGTAAAGTTCTTATTAGTTCTTTGCTACGTAAAGATTCTCAGCTTGTTTTACCAGAAGAACTTCCTGAAGATGCCTTTGCTTGGATTAAAGACAACTTTACACTAGATGGTCGTTCTTTGTTTAACTTTTTAGATGCTGCACTTTGGGAAGAGCTTCAAACATCTCGTGCTTGGGTTTACGTTGACTATCCTGAGTTTACTGTTGAACAGTATGATGCAATGACTCCTGAAGAGCGTGAAACAATAAAACCATACCCTGTTATTCTTGAAGCTGAAAACGTAATCAATATTCAAACAGATACACACCCTGTTACTCGTCAAAAGACGCTAACACGTATGGTAACACGTTATCTTACTAAAAAGTATACTAACGATAACCCTTGGCATCCAAACTATATTGATACTGTTTGTGACCATTATCTTGATGAAACTGGTCGTTTAGTTCTTGACTACTACGAGCATCCAGATAGTAACAACGAAATTAAAGTTCTTAATGGTGATGCAAAACAAGAATATGTAGAATTTGGTCATCAAACTCAGTTTGTTAAAATTAACACAGTTTATCCAACAATTTTTGGTGAACGTTTAATGCGTATTCCTGCTTGGCCTTTAAATGGTCAGCTAGACCCAGTAGAACCTGTTCTTATGCCTTTGATTGATCGTGAGATTTCACTTTACAATAAAGTATCTCGCCGAAATCACTTGCTTTATGGTGCAGCTACTTATACTCCTGTTGTTCAGTCTGACATGACAGACGAAGAATTCCAAGAGATTGTAGATGCAGGACTAGGTACTTGGTTACGAGTTCGTAAAGATGAATCAATTAGTGTACTAGAAACACCTACTTCAGCGCTTGCAGATATGGAACGTGCAATCAACTCTACAGTCAGTGAAATGGCTAAAATGGGTATTCGTATGTTATCCCCTGAACAAGCTGCGTCAGGTGTAGCCTTAGAAATTCGTAATGCTTCTCAAACAGCACAATTAGGTACACTTAATGCTAAAGTATCAGGAACTATGCGTGAAGTAATTGCATTTATGCTAAACTGGAAATACGGCACAGACTATACAGCAAAAGATATTGAATTCCAAATGTCTAGTGACTTTGCCCCAATGGTTGGTGGCGAAGGTGCAATGCGACTAGTTTCTGACTGGTATCAGACAGGTATTATCAGCCGTTCTACTTTCGTTAATATTGCTAAGTATAACGACTTTTTACCTGCAGACTACAGCGATGAAGAAGCTATTGAAGAAATTCAAACTGATCCTCTTACAAATCAACCTACAGATGATCAGGTACAAATAGAAGAATAACTCTAACTACTCAATGGAGTACTAGATGAATATCAATGATAAGATCTATGATCGTATAGTTGATCATATGACTGATGTTCGGTTATATGAAGAAGGTATTCAAATTCAAAATCGCCGTATTATTCGGCGTCATAGAAAAAATTTAAGAGATTTACTACGTAAAAATATCAGAACAGATGTTACTAAAGAAGTAAGCCGTTTTGGTACAGAACTTTTATCTCATAAAAAGAATTCTATTAAAGAATTTTCAACCTCACAACTTGACTTTCATACAGATAATCTCTATAAAGAAGTTAAAGACTTTTATAGGGTTAATAAACCTCGTACAAAAGAGTTAATCGCAGAAGTGATTGGCCCTACGATGAAAGGTTCTAAAGGTCTCAGTGACAATGTTAAAAACATTTCAGCAGGGGAACTTGTTAGAATTCAGTCTAAAGTAAAGGCTGGTTTAGCTAATAACAAGTCTCCAAATGAAATTATTGCTGATGTAATGAAAACAACTAAAATTACAGAATATCAAGCAAGAACTTTGACTAGAACCTCTATAACTTCTACACAAACAGCAGCGTTAAGAAAAGTATCAGAAGACAATAAAGACATTATTAAAGGCTTTATGTTTACTGCTATTCTTGACTCTCGAACAAGTCCTATTTGCTCTCATCATAATGGTAAAGTTTATGATATTGATGATAAAAGATTTGTCCCTCCATTGCATTGGAATTGTCGTAGCTCTCTTACTCCTGTTTTAAAAAACAAAGAAGAGTTACTAAGAGAAAAAACTCCCAGAATAAAGAGAAAAACTCTTAGCACAAAAAGCGACAAGGATCTAAACGGAGTAGCCCCAAAGAAAGAAAGCTTTGGTAACTGGCTAAAAAGACAAACAATGGATGTTCAAAGCAAGATGCTTGGTTCAGAAGATGCTGCTAATTTGTTTAGGCAAGGTAGACTTAAAGCAGATCAATTTATTACTCCAAAAGGTAAGGCTCTTAGTATACAAGCTCTTAGAACAAGAGCTGCAAATGCTACTGCTGTTTACAGACCTAAACAAAAGATTAGAGAACAAGATATTCGTCTTGACGCAACTAGACCATCATCTTTAATTAGAAATCCTAAAAATAAAGATGATCTTAGACAGTTGTTTATTTTAGATTCAGATGACTTTAGTAAAACTATGTCTCTAACTGATTACAAAGGTACTAGTCTTGTTGGTAAGCAAGCCTCTCGTAGACGAGTAGGTAATGAGTTTGATGAGAGAAACTTTAGTGCTGATCCTTTAACTGGTGAAATTAAAAATAATAACATCTATGATCCTGACTTTAACTTATATCAAGAGCGCTTAGATTTTAT